TTACTAGTATTGATATTATAGTAAGTACAAGTAGTAGGAGCTTTATCTGTAAATGTATAGAATGTATTATCAAGCCGTTTAGTTTGAGACTCTAATATAGAGTTTATAGTGGCTGTATATGTAGTGTCAAGGAATTTACCCATAGTCGACCTCCTTTATTAATGTGATGTTTAAGACAAAAAAATAAAGCGATATGGACTTTAAGCCCATACCGCTATAGTATTTGTGTACAGAAATCTTGTATATCAGATAATGGTACTCCGAAATCTTTATTCTTTTGGTTTACATGAGAGAAGACTCTAGATCCTCTAAAGAATGCTATATTATTCTTTATAAAGTATTCTATCTGTCTTCTAGCTATTTCACCAGCTGAATCATTATCGAAGTATAGATGAATATCCATATAGAATATTCCTCTGGAGAGTATATACTGTAATACAGCTGAATACTTATTACCAGCTGCTGCAAAGTATATACCAGTAGCTCTATTGGCTATATTATTATATACAGATAAGATATCAAATTGTCCTTCTGTAATATGAACCATGATTCTATCCGATGTATATGGAATAGATGATGGTATACAGAAAGCTTTATTATAGATATCTCTATCATCTAGTTTACAGATTAGATATCTATATTTACTATCAACTTCTCTAATACAACGCATAGAGAGTGATGTATTATTGACTGAGAGGAATCCTACATAGTCTCTTTGAATTCGTTGAAAATCAGATTCTGTAGCTCCCAGATACCTCATGATCTGTCGTTTAAAAAAAGAAAAATCGAAGATAATCTTCATATTCATCATCTCTGATACTGATAAGTTAGTACCAAGACGACCATTAATATAATTCACTTTATCTGGATATAAGTTATAGTCAACCTCAAATGCATCATATGCTACTAGAGGTTGTCTTATATGATTAGCAGAGTAGGAATTGCTCCTACTCTGTTTCATCTCTTTATTATGGAGTTCAATAGATTGAACTAATTCTTCATCTCTAATATTCAAGAGATCCAAAAAGGTTCTATTGACTAATCCGCCTGCTTCACATTTAAAGCAGTTAAACATGTAAGGCTTATCCGGGGATAAGCCTATATACATGTGTTTCTTCCCAGCGGAAGATGTATGCCCACAATATGGGCATCTTAACACTAATTCCTTTTTACCAGCAGCAAACTGGCTATTCGGAATTAGTGATTTTAGTTTGCTGCCTACATCCATTTATTTATCTTTATTTCCTTTTTTCTTTTCTAAAGCATTATTAAATGCCTCCAATATATCTTTTGTTTGATTCATTGGACTAGCATCCTTAATAGTACTACTTGCATCTCTAATTATATTACATAATTCTTTATCTTTGTTATTATGTAATGCATATATTACAACTCCTGCAACTATTGCTACAGGAGAGAATTTAATAAGAGTATTAAGTACTTCTGCATCAGTCTCAGTTAAAACTGCATGAATTATATCATCTAATCCTTCAGGAATATAATTTAATAAACTCATAATTAGTTCCTCCTATTTAATACGTTGTTAAATTATTTATTAAAAAGTACATCTAATGTAAGCTCTTCAATACGATTACGTATTCCTTCATCATCAGTTTGACCATATAGCCATTGTAATGCTGGAACTAATCGTAATGCATTGCCATTAGCCATTGCTAATAAATCATCAGCATCGGCATTTTTAAATCCAATAGCGAAGCCAATGGATTCATAATTCAACGTATCATCTTTTGTAGAAATTATCATAGCTGGTTTGGTTAAATATGTAGGTTTTGGATCTACTCTATTATCCACTGCATTTTCTTCAATAGTACCATCAACGATAATACATTTTTTATTATCTTCTTCATTATTATTAATATCAATAGTAATATCTTTACCTTTAATAACTTTGAAGTCTGGATTTGAAGCAACTATATTCTTTTCATCAGGTTCTTCATCACGAACAAATGGATTTAAACGATTGCCTTTTAGATCTTCCTTAGGAAGTTCATCTTTGACTTCTGCTTTATTTATACAGATATCATAGATTTCCTTTGGAGTTAATTGATCTTTGTATTGCTCATATGTCAATTCAAGATCTTCTCCTGTACGTGCAAATAAGTTTTTAACGTCGTTCATAAGTTTAGTTGTAATCATCATATTATCCTTTCACCAATTCAAGATTGGAATTTAAAATATATCCAGAATTATTCTTTCTGGTTAATTGTGTTAATATAAGCATAAGTGGTAATCTTCTAAGATCTTTAGAGATCTTATATTCTTTAGTACCATAGATGAATTTGCCTTCTTCACGATACTCTTCTAAGTAGTCTTCAATATAATAGAATAAATTAAGATTATTATTAATTCTATTATAAACATTACGAGAAGGATTAGGTTTTAATCCATATTTAATAAAGATATTTCTTACAATCTCAGGAGTAAATTCTTCAGCTCTTGATGCCATCAAGAGCTCATATGTGAATTCAGCAGATTTCACCGCATTAACTTGCGGATCATTCAAACTTCTACAACTAGTAATAATAGTAGAATCTATGGCAAACTTGTTATAGTATATATCAGGGAAATATCTTCTAACAGTTGTCTTTGCAGTATTTACCGCATAATAATCACAGTTATATTCAATAGCTAAATCTAATATTTTAGGTGATTCAGCCAATTTAAATAGATCGTCTATTAGTTTACTATTAAAATATCTAAAGTAGATATTATTTAATATAGAATTGTATGGACGTGTAGCACACTTTTGAAGAATGGTTACCATATCTAAATCTTCAATAGTGCTGCCGAATCTGCGTTCGGCTACGTCTTTGGCGAACTCATAATCTTCGTAGATTTTTGTTCTAACTACTGAATTTACATTCATCATACATTCTAACATATCTTTGCCATTGCCTACATCGATATTATTATCTTTAATAAATCTAATATTTTTTAATACAACTTCTGGTATATGATTAAATCTATATTTTTCATTTATAATTTACTTTCACTACTCCTAACTCTTTATCCCATTTTCTTCCAGGGATATCATCTCTATAAGCTAATCTAAGTGGATAATACATATATATGAAATCATCACCCGCCGAAGTAAAACTATACTTATTTTTTCCATAAGTAATTTTACGTGTACGTATAAATGAATTGATCTTATCTATATAATCTTTATAAAATCTTTTCCGCTTAATAGCTTTCTTAATTTTCTTAATAGTAGGTGCGGTAAACCTAACTTTATTTTTAGCATAGAATAATTCAAGATCTTTAATTGGATCATCTGATGTACCAAGTATCTTTATACACCCTATGCTAAAATCTAAAGATAAATGTGGACGTGTATCTACATTATTTTTAGATACATATATTGTAGGTTTTTCAGGGTCATATCTATTAAGATACTTTGAGTTATCAAAATTAAACTTTGCTAGACTATTAGCCTTAACTTCCGTGCATTTGAATTTATTCATTATTTCTAATGCACTTCTATTGGACCAGTAATAGATTTCATTAACTAGATCCATATTGAAGTATCTAAAATAAATATTCTTTATGACCATTGTAGTTTTTACTATACATGGACATAATAGAATATCTTTTAGAGTGATTTTGTCAAAAGGTTTATTTAACATCTTCTCCAATTTAAAAAGAGATCTAATGCCCGTTTTTATATCAATTATCCGTATATCATCAGGTATTGGAAAATTAATCATTTCAACCTTATTTCTATAACAAAATAATGCATTCTTTAACAACATTGGTTCATATCCATCAATATATTGAGTTAGTTCCATTTTTATGCCTCCTTATTTTTATTTGCTTGACGACGATGTTCGGAACACTCTTCACGAGTAATTGTAATTTCCTCACCAGGCTTCAATGCTAAGATTTCATTAGCTCTATTAGAAACAATTGCCTTTAAAGTTTTGCTATCAGGAAATTCCCAGTTATCATCATCTAGTTCTGCCGATCTTTGATCGCTCATTTCACCTCCACCATTCCAGAATTCTTGTCCACAAGCACGATAAGCAGATAAAATGTTTCCATCTAAATCAACTTCTGCATTTAGGTTGTCATAATGGCATACATCGTATTGGAAATACCCATCATTATAAGCATAGTTTGATTCAACTACATAACGATCTTCTAATCGTTTGATTGTGGTATGTCCTAAATAGACGCAAAGTTTCCCTAAAGTTTCAATTAGTTTTTCCATGATATTTGTCCTCCTTATCTTCTTAATTACATTATAACAATATATCATTTCACCTCTATAATATATATCCATAAAAAAGAATAGGCTGCAAAAATATCCCCATAGGAGATTAACTCCTATGGGGTAATTATTATATCTTATTTCTTACCATAAGTATTATCCCATTCGGATAATTTTTCATTGATTTTATCAAGTTTATCAGTTTTATATCCATATGCAAGATTAAATCTTAAATCATTAATGTCCTCAATATCCATATCCCAAGAGCTAATCATTTCAGATTTGAAGTCATAAAGATATTCCGAGTCTACACTATTATATAATTCAGTGTATGCTTCTATAAAATCTTTAATGAACTCTGTAGGAAGTTCCATATCTAAATGACTTTCAATATCACCTATAATATAATCTACTTCCCAATAAATATCTTGATTAGTAATTTCAATACCATTGATTTCGCCTTTAAATGCTTGTATAACTTTTGATTCCATTTTAGTTTCCTCCAAATAAAATAATACCACTAGGAGTTAAACTCCTAGTGGCTTTCTGTATAATCTCTTGTATCCATATATTCTATGATATCATTATATGCTTCTTTAATATTAGCATCATATATATCTACATTGATATATCCTTCAGGCATAATACGCATTATATTATCAGTTTCATCTAATGCATATTTAGCTTCTCCAGTATCTACTACATAGAAGTTATCTCTATTAACATAGAATTTATTTTGACTATAGTCAGAAGTAAATACAGTTTTCTCTTTTCTTAGCTTGGTACTAATAAGAGTATAATATCCCCTTAGTATCATAGTAAATCTCCTTTTTACTTAAAACTTATTTACTCTTTTGTTTAAAGATAACTTATAGGTTAATGACCTTAATGTCTTTATTATACCCATATTGCTTATTAGCTTCTCTAAAGATAGCCAATATCTCCTCAATACGAGGTCTATCCCTTCTAGCCAATCTATATGTAGTCTCTAATGGATATTCTGGATCATATTTATCATATAGATTACATTCAATATTTAATAGAGTAATCTTATTTAGTTCTTTATCTATGATTATTCTACCAGCAATTCTTACCTCTTCTTCTCTATAAGTACATTCTACAATTATACTAGGCAAGAATTCTTCTATAACTACATTACCAAATATAAAATTATAGAATTCTTCTGGCATATCTTTTAAGTTAATCATTATCTTCACCTTCAATAAGATCTAGATCTTTATTAAGAATATAATTAGAATAGATGAATTCCAATACATCGTCTAAGTCTTCCTTTTCAGCCATAAGATTTATTATTGTACCAGATTCCAACTTGGTTACGTTAAAATAAATCTTCCTTAAAGTATCATCTTTGAATATAAGATTCATAGTATATCTATACCCATTCTTAAATACTCCACATATAAAACATACAGATTTAGTATTCATATTACCAGAGATAACAATAGGACCAAAGAGATATCTATAATATCTCTTAAAAATTGGTTCATAGAATCCTTTTGGGAAATCATTCTTCAATGTAATTTTCATTTTCAATCCTCCTGAAATAAATAAAATGGGTAAGAGAGTTTAATCTCTCTTACCCTAAAAGATTAACCATTATTAATCAAGCTTGCATAGATTAAGAATTCCTCATTAAGTAACTCCTGTTGTGGGATGAATGCTTTACCAGTATTCTCCTTATTATCGAAATCAATAATTTGGAACTTAGATGATACTATAGTAGCAAGCATAG